ATTTATTTTATATTTATTTTATATTTATTTTATATTTATTTTATATTTATTTTATATTTATTTTATATTTATTTTATATTTATTTTATATTTATTTTATATTTATTTTATATTTTATTTTATATTTTATTTTGTAGTTTTACTTAGATTTGTTAGTTAATTAGTCAAAGATAGTAATTCAAGATACTTGGGAAAATCTGTGAAATAATCATAGCCATTAATTGTAGACAATTCTAAATCCGTATCCGGTATCTCAAATGTGTTCTTCAGTTTTAAATGTAAAACACCTCTGTAGCAAGCGTTGTAGAAATACTTTGTTTCTTCTGATAATAAATTATGAGAATAGTTCTTCAAAATATGATAGACTACTTTCCAAATATCTCCAGTCCATTCTTCACCATATTTTAATATACCATTTTCGTAATAGTGCTTCCTGGGAATTTTAAGTTGTTCATTATAAGTTAGTGGCATAATATCATCTATAAATATAGAACCGTCATCATTTAATGATTTGACACTGTTATTAAAGTCTCTTATAAAATATTCAGACTGATGCATTCCATCAATAAAGATTACATCATAAGCCTTGGTCTCAACTTTTGATTCAAAAAAAGTCTTGAAAAATACATCTGACGCACATGTTTCAAATTTAAATTCCTTGCCTGTAATATCAAATTTTGGGTCCGGGTCAACTCCTGTCTTATTCTCTGCGTTGAAATGTGTTTGTAAAAATGTTTGACCATATTCCACACCAATTTCCAAATACTTTTTATCAGGTTTTGTCAATGAATTAATTACTTGGCTTCTAGTTGAAAACCCTGAGTTATATTTAGGTCTTTCAATATATCCATTCTCTATGACTTCAAATTGTTCTGTTGATAAATACATTGTTTTAAAGTAACTAACTAACAAATCACGAGGAATATCAATCAAAGAATAACATTTCATTTTCCCAAAGCCATAGCTATCCAATTGCTTCCATAAATACTCATTTGGGCATTTATTATCTAACAAAATGAAGTCGATTGCCAAATCTGATGGGTTGTTATTATTGTCTTTATTATACAATGTTTTTATATATTCCAAATTCAAAATAAGACTATCTAGACCAATTATACAAATTTGCCTGTTAAAATCGATATTAACTAACAAATTACAGTATTTATGAGTATATTTTTCTGCGTCTCTTAACCATATATTAACATTGTTTTTAGAATCTTTTGTGTTAGGGTTCTCAAATGCGTCTAGTTCTTCCATCTTATCAGCAATTCTGTATTCCTCATAATAAATTGGGCTAATATATTGTGGGCCAATTCGGTTTATTTCTCCGTTTCTGATTAAAGAGAAATTGTTATTGGAGTTATTCATATATTGGACATAACCCAGTTTTGGAATTTTTGCCATCTTTGTGTTAATTGCGGTTCTAAGAAGGACCTCATAGTCGTCGCAAATAGGCAAATGTTCACAATAATTACCAATTTTTAGAAGCAGGTCTCGGCGCCAAATTCGCGGATGATTTGGACAACAAACTAGATGTGATAATGTGATGTTATTAATATTGGGCGTATTGTATACGTAGACCCATTTATCATTGTATTTTTGGCAATAATAAGAACCATATCCTTTACAAATATGGTTGCCATAATTAAAATTGTCGCCGTTTTCATAGATATTGATGAAATCCATGTATACAAATCCAATTTCTTCTTCTCCTTCTTTTTCTTTTTCTCCTTGCTTAGTAAATACAATTGTTGCGTCTTCTAGAACAGTTGGTAATATTTCATCATCGTGATCCATCTCTAGAACATACTTGCCACGACACAAAGCTACTGCTTCATTCTTTACGTTACCAATACTGCCACTATTTTCGCTACGACGATATAATCGAATTCGACAATCGCGCGATAGATTTTCTCTTAAGAACTCGAAATGGTCGTCATCAGGTGAATCATCCAAGATAATCCATTCCCAATTCATCAGCGTTTGTTTTTTTATGCTGTTATATGCGCGAATGATTTTGTCGTAGGAGTTGAATGAGGTTGTGAAAAGTGAAAAAACGGGTCGCAAATATGACCTGTCTAAAGAGCAATTTAAAATGTATTTTTTATTTACAATGGAATTGAAAAAAGCAATATCTAGAAAATCGGATTTTGTTAGTTTGAGCCACTTTTTGTCATGTAATTCTTGAATATAATTATTAGTATTGACATCTTCATCCAATGTAATTAATAGATGATAATTTGCGCTGTATATTTTGTTCACATTGACAAGTTTGTTAGTTATTTGGACAGTACAATTTAGTTTCTCATTATTATCAAGAAAAAACTTGTCATATGAGGCATTAGAATTGCTACGGTAAAATATAATAAAAGGATACTTCATTGTATTATATTTTAATTATTGCTAAATTTTTAAATAGGTTTTTTATTTATTTATTGTAGCTTTTATCGCTTTTATCGCTTTTATCGCTTTTATCGCTTATAGCTTCTAGAATTCCGGGCTATGTTTCTTAAACAAACAGCCTTGCGACACCAGCCAATTTATATCTGTCGTAACTATTCCAGGGTTTTGATGGTCGCAACTAGTCATCCAAATTTTGACTATACAGAAATTCTTCTTAGGTGAAATTGTAATACCGGTTACCGCATTAACAAACAACACATTGTTACTCACACTTTCTCCAACCAACATATATGTTAGCTCTCTCCAAACATCACAAACATTTTTATTTGATACCTTATATGAAAAGCATCCACCGTGTCTATTTTTTGGGTCTTCCCACATAGGAATAATACCCTCTTGCATAATAAACAACATACAATTCTTGATTAATGGGTCTGGTAGACTCTCAGTAATTGCAATTGTTTCTTCTATAGTTGTAAATGTGTATATTTGTTTGTAACTCTTTGTTGACCAATCACTATCTTGTGGCAAATGTGCCCATAAATTCCATCTCTTTTTAAGAGGCAAGAATGGTGCCATTTTACTACTAGTATTATTAGAATCGGTATTAGAATTGGATTTGTTGCTGGTTTCAAGGTCCATTGTTATTGCTTTTTCCGGAGTCACCATTGTACTTATATTAAATCAATTTTTTTAAGTAATTTTCATTTGTATTTAATTAGTAACAAATAGTTGACGCATCTAACTTAGGAACTTCATCTGCTTCTATTTTTTCATCCTTTACTTCTTCATCTATTACTGAATTAGTTCCTAATATTTCATATCCATCTTTATTTATAAGAATACTCTGTGTTTCATTTAAATATACCATTGATACGTTATGGTCCATAAGCTCTAGTGTATAAGCAAATAGTTTATTATTATTGTCTATATCTATATCTACATCTATATCTATTTTAACATTCAACACATTTTGTAAATAATATTTAAAAAAATTTGAATTAAACACATTGCCAACTACATAAAAATTCATTTTATCTGAAGATAATTCTATATTATAACTGGTCTCCTTATTATCGCTTGTAATTATTTTTAAATACAATGACAAAAAGTGGGGCGTAGATGTTTCATATGTTACGTTTTCAAGACTCTCTGGTGCTTTATCTAGAATTATCATGTCATTTTTTGGCGCCGGTGACCTTACTATAATCAAATTTGCCTCTGAGCTGGAATATACAATAGTAACAGTTTTTGTTGTATCTGTATTTGTATTTATATTTGTATTTGTATTTATATCAGAAATAACCCTTGAATGAATATTTTTAATACCTTCTTGTAAATAGGGTTCAATAAATCGTATTGTCTGATTTAATGTAACTTGACAAAAGCTGTAAGCATAAATAATATTATAGAAAACAGTTATTAATAATGGCCAATAAGGTTTTATTATTTTGTTTTGTTGGATATTTGTTAGAATTTGTGTTAGTATAATGTCATATTCCCTTGGATAACAACTTTTATATAAATCAATGCTATATATTAAAGCAATAATAGTAAATACGCATGTATAAAACATTATATTTATAATGGTATAATTTATAATAAATGTTTAAATAGTTTTTATTATAAATTATTGGAATTGAGGGTCTGAACTAACAGTGGTGCTAAATGTAGCACTTGTGCTTGGTGTAGTGTTTGAATTGGAGCAAGTATTCGCACTTGAACTTGTATTACTTGTATTTGTATTACTTGTATTTGTAGTTGTGCTACTATAAATCAGATTTGAATTGGGATTAGTGCCAGGATTAGAACATTGGAATTTTAATGTTCCTGTTGCGGCATCTAGACCAAATACATATAAAAGTATTGTAACTATTACCGTCATGAAAATAAACGGTATAAATACAATTATCCAAGATATTATTGACATACCACCTTTACACAATGCGTTTAGTAAAAATGTAATAGTAACCATCACAATGAATTTAAAAAACGCGGTATTATACAAGCCTTTAAATGTATCTATAATAATTTGTGTCAATGAGAATGCTAAATAAATAAGCGCAGGAGGGCAAATGGAATCCAACATTATTTTACTTACTTATATTATTGTTATATTTTAATTCAGAATTAAAAGTTTAAGAGAAAATTGGCTCGCCATCCTTGATAATACCAACTTGCTTTCCGACTTCGCCATCTTCCTCGACGGCATATAGGATACCGTTCTCTTCACTGGTAGCGTAATAGGTGACATCGTCAATTTCAATTTCAAAGACCTCTTCATCCGCATCTTCTTCTACTGATGTGCTTTCTGCTTCCTTTTCAACTGCGGTAACTTTTAATTCCTCTTGTTCTTCTACTTCTACTTCTACTTCTACCTCTACCTCTGATTCATCTTCCTCCGCTTCGCTTATTACTTCCTTTTCGGATTCCTCTTCTTCTTCTATTTCTACTTCTTCTTCTTCTTCTTCTATTTCTACTTCTGATTCCTCCTCTATTTCTGGTTCTTTATCATTTACTTCTTCTTCAATTGTAACTACATTTACATCACTTGTATTTGCTTTGCTTACAGTTGCTTCTTCAGTATCACTAACTTCTTCATTTTCTTCTTCTTCTTCTTCATTTTCAGAATCAGAATCTGATTCAACCACTAATTTCAATCCAGTGTCATTTACTGGTTCGCTAATTATATGTTCTTCAATCTTTAGTCGAATATGTTCTTCTTCTTCTTTTATATCGTCCCTTATATCGTTCCTTATATTTGGGCTAGGACTCACATTAGAAACAGTATTAATGGCATTATTAATGGTAATATTTTTAATTGCGTCGGTCAAGCTCAATAAGTTACTATTAATTGTAGCCAATTGTTCATGGATTTTAGCAATATCATTAGTATAATCTTTCACTTCAGGAATACTAATTGTAGCACTGCTAGTCGTTAGACCCTTAATCTCTTCTTCATATGCTTGAACCACCTTTTGAACAAGTGGTAATGATAGAATATCTGAATTATTACTATTTATATTAGTATTCTGTTTCAACAACCCAATGAGTTGCTCAATGCTAATCATTTGAATTAATTTTTCTAAATTTTGTGATAAGTGGGACATTTTATTAATATAATATACTATATCACTATTCGTTTAATATGGTTTAAAAAATATTTAATGTAGTTTATATAAATGTCTAAGT